AATAGTCTTGGCGCGGCCGTCTGCGGACGGGAAACCTCTCAGTCTGCTGCGGCAGACAGCTCTCCTACAAGGAGAGCTCAGTAGGCGGAAGAAAAGCATTTGAAAAAATCAGATGGGATACATAAGGGAAAAATCCCTTATGCGGGGTGCGGGGCAGAGCCCCGATATCCCCACTTCTGTCAGCTCATTTAGACATGGGCTGATAAAAGTGATTGGAGGGAATAAGACATGATCGAAGTAAATATAGATACATACGTGACGGCTGCCGAGGCGGACGAATACGTAGGGAAGCATTATCTGGATACGGACGAGAAAAGCGTGGCGTGGCTGGCGCTGACAGAGGCGCAGAAAGAGACCGCTCTGCGAAAGAGCGCAATGGCCATAGACAGCGTAATCTACCCCGGGAGAAAAAGAGACAGCGAGCAGGAGATGGAATTCCCAAGATGCTACAAAAACGGGTACTATTTTCCGCTGAGCTGGTACGAAACCTACACCAAGGAGGGCGGCGCATGGCATTGCATGGCGGAAGTGCCGGAGAAGATAAAGCATGCGCAGGTGGAGGAGGCATTGGAATTAGCATGCCCTACAGGAGACAGCGCAGACTATGAAGCATTCAACGGAAATCTAAGATCTTTCACCTTAGGTAATTTATCGGAAGATTACGGCGCAGGCTATGGGTCATCTGTGAACACTGTGAAGGCATGCCTGCGCAGCAAAAGGGCTCAGCGATGGATGGGCAGGTACGCGGGAGGCAGCTTCGATGTCAATTAACTATATGCAGGCACTAAAGAGATACCTGAACCAGACTGTAATATGGCAGAAGTGCACCAGGCACGATGAATACGGCACGGCGGTATATGATGAAGGTGTTGAGATATCGGCGCGGGTTATACCCATGCAGAAAATGATAACGGACAGCGTGGGCAAGCAAAGCGTATCCACAACGACTGTGCTGACGCATGAGGACGTGGGCTTAGAAGACATGATTGACGGCAGGGTTGTTGTTGCTGTTGAGTGGAGCGTCGACAGGTGGGGGAAGGATATTGCGCGGCAGGTGTTTTTGTAAAGCATTTTTACGAAGCAAAAATGCAAAACAAATATTTGAAAGAAACAATTAGGGGCGACACTTTACGAAAGATACTTTTCATCTTAGAATTTTTTGTTTTTGCTAAAGTAAAGGGAAAAGTTTCGAAAGAAAAGTGTGCCATGCAGGAGATAGACCGACTAAGAATAAAACCTCTCAGTCTCACTACGTTCGCCAGCTCTCCTACAAGGAGAGCTTTTTTTCTAGTAAAGCATATTTATAGATGAGTTTCACGTTTGCGAGCTGGATTCTAAAAGCTGAATAAGAACCAGCAAAAAAAAGGGGTTGTTAAGGGCGCAGCCCTTAATTTGATAGATGCTTCACTTTCCACAGTGCACGCTTTGCTTTCGAAATTCAGCGAATGTCTTTCGCAAAGCTATGCTGATAAATGAGGGGCTCTTTTTACTGTGTTAATATCCGCCTCTGGCGGATATTTTATGGGTGGTGGGCTGGTCGTAATTTCTTCGTAAATTATTGCTCGCCCAAGCAACCCGGGTGGGTATAGACAAACATCTGCTGAAGACTAAAAATTGGTGACATATGATTGAATTTAACGATGGAATTGTAAATGAAATAGAATCCGCCTTGAATGACGCGCTCCTCGAAGGCGCGGGAAACATCGCAGAGGAATCCAAAAAGAACGTACCGGAAGACACAGGCAAGCTGAAAGAAAGCTGCAGGGTGGAAGAAATCGGGCACATGGAATCGGAAGTAATATATGATGCTGCGTATGCCGCAAAGGTGCATGAGGATCTGAACGTGCGGCACAGGAAGGGGCAGGCAAAGTTTCTGGAGGATGCCCTCAATGGATTGGCAGGGAGTATTGAGCAGCTGGCTGCGGCAAAAGTAGCGGAAGCAATTAAGGAATAAAGACAGGAAAAATATATGAGCATGATTAAAGATATGAAAACATACCTGGTAGCTGGCGGCGTTAGCGTGCCGATATACTTAGGGAGCATACCGGCAGAGGAAACAGAATGCGCCGGGCTATATAGATATGCAGGCAAGCCGCCTCATAAGGAGGCCGGCATTGAGCGCATCGGCCTGCAGGTGCGGAGCAGAGCCCAAAGCTATGAGGCAGCGCTTTCAGCTATTAACATGATAAGCGGAATGCTTTGCAGCATAGGCGACGAGGAAACAGGCGGCGACGCAGTGGACATTGACGGCACGAAATACGCAAGGGTATACCCCGTGCAGAGCGCATATTCGCTGGGCAGCGACGCAAGCGGAGTATGGGAGCTAGTGCAGAACTTTGAGGTGAGCCTTATAATATAGGTATAAGCCGCGGCACTTATAAAAAATCTTGACGAAAAACGGCACTTACGATAAAATTACTATATCAGACAGAGTAATTGCATCGATATTAGCTATAAAGCAGACTTTCGAATAGCGATTGGGCAAATATTATGATAATTTATGCGATGATTTGAGGTATTTGAAGCCATTAAGGTATTTATAGGCCTGACTATGCTAGTATATGCTAAGAAAGATATTTATAAGGGAGATCGATTAAGAATATGCAAAACGGTATTGAACTGTTTGACGGCGTTATAAAGGAAAACCTTATTACAAATAAAAGGTTTCTGCTGAAGCGGGGGAAATATATCCCCGTGTTTGCGAGGCTGGGCAAAAGGATGGAGCAGCAGAGCAAAAAGCGCCGTGAGGCCCTGCAGAACGAGAATATTGTTGTGCCGCCGATTATGATCCTGTCCATAACCAATGACTGCAACCTAAACTGCGCCGGGTGCTACGCCTGCGCACAGGACAGAGTGAAGGAAGATGAGATATCATTAAGCGACATTGACAGAACGATAAAAGAGGCGGAAGAAATCGGCGTTGCAATCATCATGATTGCAGGCGGCGAGCCGCTGATGAAGAAGGGCATACTGGATGTGCTGGCAAAATATCAGGATATCCTGTTTGTTATATTCACAAATGGGCTGATGATAAAAGGCGACACGCTGGACAAGATAAAGCACATGAAAAACACGGTGTGCGCCATCAGCATAGAAGGAGACAGGGAAGCAACCGACAAAAGGCGGGGTGAGGGCGTATATGATAAAATATCAGAGTGCATGGAAAGGTTGGATAAAAACGGCGTGCTCTTTGGCACATCTATTACTCTGACAAGCGCAAACTACTATGATATCATTAACACAGAATACCTGAAAAGCGTACAGGGCATGGGCGCTGCTGTGACATTCCTGATAGAATATGTGCCGTGCCAGGGCGATGAGGAACTATGCCTGACAGAGGAGCAGAAAGCAGAGCTGATTGAAAAAATGCCGGGGTTAAGCAGGGAAATGGACATGCTGCTGATACCATTGCCGGGCGAAGAGGACAAATACGGCGGATGCCTGGCAGCGGGCAGGGGATTTTTGCATATTAGCTCAACAGGCAGCTTGGAGGCATGCCCGTTCGCGCCGTATTCGGACGCCAACATAAAGGATATGCACCTTAAAGAAGCACTGAAGTCTCATCTTCTTAAAAAAGTGCGTGATAACCACCATATGCTGAAAGAAGGCAAAGGCGGCTGCACACTGGCCGCTAACCGCGAGTGGGTGGAGAGCATAGCGAAGTAGAGCGAATGAAAGCTTCCAGGGAGAGCCGATTGATCACTACAACAGGTGAAAAACATAGAATCAAACTCATTAAAAAAGTGAAGGATGATATTAATAAATTTCATTGTAGTATGCAAGTAGAAATTGTATAATGTTACAGAATATGAGGTATTGATATGAAAAACAAATCGCAGATTGTAATAATAGTATTACTAGTATTAAACCTGGCAGCTGTAATAATATTCGGCCTTGGGCAGCAGAGCCTGAAAAAGGAAATCGAAAATGTTCAGATGACCGAGTATAACAACCTGAAACTCTTTGCAAGCGACATAAACGCGCAGCTGGAGGCCACTCTTTTGAGAGACAAATTCAAGGTGATGAATGCTGAAGTCGAGCTGAGCGACTATTTGGATGAAAACGGCATGGTGGCAGGGGTTATTGAATTCCAGATGACGGATAATGAGGGCATAGACAGGCTTTCAGTAATAGTAGAAGACATAGAAACGGGTGAATCCACAGAATACGGCGTTATACAGAAAAGCGACCTGAACTATGAAGCCGGCATAAAAATAGACTACAACGGCAGCTACTATTATTATGTACTGGGGGACACAAACACCGGAACAAATGTGATGCTGAGCGACAGGTATTACCTTTCGGCATTTGAGCTGATGGAAACGAGATCGCAGCTTTCAATCAATGAATTATCAATTACGCAGAACGCATTTTATATTCAAGGGGCAATATTTAACCGGAAAGGCGCGCCGGAAATAGAGAAGGCAGAGGTCATAATCGTATCCTTCATTGGCACGGAGCCGGCAGCACCGGAAGAGATAACAGAAGAGGACATAGCGGGAAGATTCGACATAACAGACAGCCTGCAGAAACTGGATGAAATAAGCGCGGTATCAGCCTACGGAAACGATCTATCGGACGAGTTTGACATCTATGAAATAGATGTGCGCGGCAAGGCCGACGAAGGCACAGACTACATGGCAAAGGAATTCGTTGATGCTATAATAATAGTAACTTACAGTGATGGTGTCGAGATAAGGCTGGGGTAAGTTAAGAATAATTAAGCTAGGAGATCCTTCATGGGGTCTCTTTTTTTGCAGCCATTAGGATGAAGAAGATAAAAATAATTTTCTTGCGCATAAGTATTTGTGAATAGGCATATTACCTGTTATAATAAATGTAATCATTTGGATATATTATATTTATAATAATCCGGTGCTTTCGGCCAGCAGGGAAGACATGGCTGGATGAAGCTGCACCGGACGGAGGGAAACGGGCAGATATGGAAAATGAGAACCAAGGCAGCAAAAGAAACCTTTACATTATACTGATCATGTGTATACTGCTGGCTATTGTATGCGTGCTGGCGATTATTATTCTGAAAACTATGAATGTGGGGCAGCCTGAGCCTACGCAGATGGCAGCGGACACACCCACGCCGACACCGCAGGTAACCGAGAATTACACACAGGCACCTATAGTAACTGTGCCGGTAGGCACGCCCGCGCCGGAAAGCACGCCATTTGCTGCGGTGACAATGACATTCGATGAAGATGCTGTATGGATAAACCTGAGCCATCTGGTAATAAGGCCGCAGCCTGACTTTGAAACGGAGAAAATAGGCAATATACCCTATGGCACAAAGGTGATGGGTGAGATAGACGGCAACTGGATGTACACCAGCTACAACGGAGTGGAGGGGTACATATACATCGGAAAGATGAAGAGCAATGACAGGCCCTGCGTTGTGTACAGCGCAAGTGACCTGCAGCCGCTGGATTGATAAAAAGCAATATTGAATATTTGTAGAGAGCGCTTAAGGCGTTCTTTTTTTGTGCAAGATTTTTGCTTGGGGAGATGAGAATAAAAACCCCTCCGACGCTTGCGAGCGTCACCTCCCCGCTGTTGGGAGGCAATAGAACACCTCTCAGTCTCCTTCGGAGCCAGCTCCCCTCAAGGGGAGCCTATTAGTTGGAATAAAAGATTCGCTGCATGACCACTATGAAAAGCGCGGTTGTTAAGGGGCGGCAGCCCCTTAATTTTAAGGGTGGTGGGCGGGATGAGAATAGTAGTAAAAATGAATATAATCTTGAAGGGTGAAATTTTAATAAAGATAGAATAAAAACCCCTCCGACGCTAAGAGATGAAATATAAGATAGAATAAGGTAATAATAGCGTTTTAGTGGGATATGAATCAATAAGTATAGACTGGATAAATTGCAGTAATGGAACATTGGTATTATATGGAGAAATATGTTATAATATACTTATATTTTTATTATGCAAGGAGAATAGAATGGATACATCAAATAATAGAGTGTTTGCCCGGTTCTTATTACCTTTTCGTGTTCCTATCGAAGACGAGCGTGGATTAATTTATGGCAAAAATTATGGCGAATATAAATTATTTTTTCACACACTTATTGAGGAGGGATTACCTTACAAGTACAATATAAATTGCTATAGAAGCAGCATTAGTGCTGAATTGATGTATAAAGACGGTTTACCAGAAATAGGAGATATGGAATTAATAAGATTATTCATTTATGATGTGGTTGAGTTGATTAATACAACTATTCATTCTATTAAAATAGAAACTGGTGTTCAACAAATATATGAAATAACTATTAGGGATTTGCCCAGCATAATCGAGATTAATTTGAGAGGAACCGAGAGAAATTATTTTATTAATTCTTATTTATTTTACAAAGAAACAAATTATAATTACATCGAAGAAATCAAGAAAATTGCAGTTCACCAAAATGAAACTTTCACTAATCCAAATTATTATCTTGAAAATAAATTTCATGGTATTGCAAAAAGGTATTATATTCAAGAAAGTTTTAGTGAACTAATAATTAACTTAGAAACTGCATTTGAGATATTTATATATGCTACAGTTGAAAAATATTTAAAATCGATCGGAGTGTCGCAAGAGAAAATAACGGACATAAAAAAATGTGGACTTAAAAACTTAATTAAGGACAAATTAGCAGGATGGCTTGGGATAGGAATGGAATATGAAAATGAATTTAATGAAGATAATACAATAAATACAAAATACAATTCTAACATAGCGTTATGGTATAATGATTTATATATTAAGCGTAATAATATTGTGCATAATGGACAATACGGATTAAATGGTGAAGAAGCAATAAAGGCAATCGCTGGGTATGAAAATACTCGAGATTACATAATATCACTTTTCAAAAGAATTGGATTTGAAGATTTCAATGATATTGTTAAAACAGATTTAAATCAACAAACTGAAGAAACAACTGCGAATCTCCAAAAAGATATTGAAGAATATATAAAAACTATTAAGAAGCTTAATAAAAAGAGCAAATGCATCACAAAATATTTTAGAAAAAGAAAGAAAGCTAATTTTTAAATATTCTCGTACTTGATTAAAAATATAAATTTTAAAGTGTGAGAGTTTTTGATAAGTTCTAGACTTTTACAAAGACAATTCATTAAAGAACGCCGTAACTGCGTTCTTTTATTATGCAATGAAATAAAGAAAATCAACAAGGAGAAACAAAATGACCAAACCATTACCAAGGATAGGCGTGGACAAACTATACTACGCGCCAATAGTTGCGGACGCCGCAGACGGAACATCATACGGCAATGCCGTGCACATGCAGGGCGTGACAGACATCGGATACAAGCCCAACAGCAAGCAGGTGGTATTCTCCGCCGACGACGGAATATACGCAAGCATAACAACGGACGGCGAGATAGAGGTGGAAATAAGCGTGGCAGACATTCTGGCGGCGGACTACGCCTACCTGATGGGCTGCGCGATATCCAATAACGGCGTGGTGACAGAGGGCAGCGCGGACATACCGAAGGAAGTGGCGCTGGGCTACCGCAGCATGAAATCCGATGGCAGCTACCGTTATGAGTGGATACTCAAAGGCACATTCGCGAAGCCCGGGCAGACATCCAAAAGCAAAGGGCAGGGAGTTGACCCGCAGAGCAAGACAATAAAGTTTGCTGCCTTGAACAGAGTATCCGACGGCAGCACAAGAAGATGGTACGACAGCGACAACGAGAAAGCGCCGATAGGGCTGACAGACGCAATACTATCAGACGAAGATACAGGTTGGTTCTCCAGCCCGGACTACACTCCGGCCGCACCCGGAACGCCCATTGACGACCTTGCTGCAATAGCAGGAGGCGAGGGCGAAATAGTCATAACATTCAGCGCACCCATTGGCGCGGAGAGCATAAAAGCGCAGGTATCAGACCCATCTATCGGCACATGGGCAGACGCGGAAACATCGGATGAGATAACATCGGAATCAACAGGTGCGGACATAGC